GAAGAATTGGCGATACCATATATCAATCCTATTGATAGAAAGAAACACCGTTACTTTCCTGACTTTATCATAAAGACAGCCAAAGGCAAGCGTTATATGATAGAGATAAAACCATCTGCTCAAACTAAAAAACCTAGACCTAAAACTAAGAAGACAAAAGCTTTTATGAGAGAGAGTTTAGAATATATCAAAAATGTGGCTAAATGGCAAGCCGCTGATGTGTATTGTAACGACAATAACATGGAGTTTAAAATCTTCACTGAAAAAGAATTAGGTATTTACTAGGCGCTTAAAGCATTCCTTAAACCACCATCACTCGTATTTGTATCTTCTAATATAGTTGTATATGTATTATTGGCAGTTGTAACATTTGTGTTACCACCTTTGTTGATATTCATATCACCTCCTGCACTAGAGCTATTCATGTTGGCACTCTCGGTGTTTATATCTTTACCAGTAACACCACCTCTTAAATTTTTATCATCTTTTAACATTTGATCATCTGGACCTACAATCTCTCCACCAAACTCAGGTTTCAAAGCATCCATCTTTTTATTAAATTCTTTTTGTTTTTCTGCCTCATCTAAGATCATTTGTCTTCGTTCTTGTTCAGCGTCATTTAAATTTTTTAAATATGCTATCTGTTGGTCAACATCTTTGATCTTTTCAAATTCTTTATATTGATCTGCTGTCATTATACCAAATGCTTGGTCATAACCACTTGTGCCTGCTTTAGATACTTTAGATGTAGTGTATTGTTCACCTTTTACTTCAGCAAGAGCTTCTTCACCAGTTACACCACCACCTGTCATGGCTTGTCTTTTACCTGGATCTATTCCCTCAGTTTTATATTTTTCTAAACCACCTGTTTCTGATACCATAGCACCAGCCTCTTTATCTGCTTTTGTTTCAAACTTTAACTTGTCTTTAATAAATTGTGGTAATGGTAAAGCGTCAATGGCACCATTAATTACTGTTTTAATTTTGTCACCAATATTACTAAAGAAGTTACCAATGCCTTCAATTGTTTCTGTAAATGTGTTTTTAATACTATCAAAGGCGTCTGTAAAGAAAGTCTTAATAGATGTTACAATACTCTTTGCCTTATCTACAACAGCGTCTTTCATATCTGTAAAAAATTGTGGTATTGTTTCTGTAATAAATGTTACAGCAGCGTCAATAGCACCTTGTATTGCTTCTGGTAATGTTCTAAATGCTAGTTTTATATTAGTTACCATTTCTGATTCTATACCAAAGGCAGCTAAGGCGTTCTCTATCAAAGTAAAGAAAGCGTCACCAATATATGACATTAATTTTATAGGTAAATCAAAAAATATTTTTTTTACGCCACCTATAAACATACTAGCGTCACCTGTAAATAAACCCTTAAACATATCAGCAAGTCCACCAAATGCCGTTTTTATAATATCAATTGCTCTGTTAAACAAAGGGCCTATGTCATCCATAAAGGCACTAAAGAAAGCCTTAATACCATCCACAATTGGTGTTAATTTTTCAGCAATTTCTTTACCATACTTTTGTAAACCTTTAGCAAGTAATAATAAACCAAATATTAGACCACCTTTCATTAACATACTTCCTAGGCCACCTGCTAATGCCTTTGTCTTTTCTTTAGCAGACTCTCCTAAAGCGGCAAATTTACTTTTAAAACTATCACCTATTTTGGCCAACATACCAGGACCTTCATCTTCTTTACCCATTTCTGTATCTTGTGCCTGTTCAACTCTGTCCATTACGTCATCTTCAGCTGCTACCTTTTTATCAAAAGCAAAGTTAGCAGACAATACGCTTACCATCTCACTAATCTTTTCTCTAATACTTTCAAATATTCCTATAGAGGCAGGTTTTTCCATCTCTGGTTCATTATCACCACCCATAGTCACTGGTACATTATCACCACTTGTTGCTGGCACATTATCACCACTAATGTCTGAATCATTGTTCATAGGCATTGGTGGGCCTATTAACATAGCCTTACCTGAGCTCGCTAGTCCCTCAAATGAGTTAGCGACAGATTTACCTATCTGTAATACTGATTCGTCTTTAAGTGTAAGTTCAGCCATTATTTTTTACTTTTACTTGTTCCTGTGTATAGACCAAACCAGGCAGCGCCAGCACCAACAACGATACTGATTAGCCCACTCTGTTCCATAGTAGGAGCAGATAAGTTCATATACCATATCACACATTTGTATAATAGTATAATGTAAACTGTTAAGAATAGTCTTGGAAATATTCTCCAAGCGTCAACAGCTCTCGCCATGTGTATCAATTTAGCATATGGGTTAGGACCCATGTCTTTAACGGATGTATCTACTTCTAAATCTACTTTTACTTTTTTAGTAATTTCTTTCTTATCAGCAGGTACAACAATTTTGTCTTCTAATTCACTCATTACTTCATCGCCTCTCTGGTTCTTTTCTCTTTTTCTTCTTTTAAATACTGTACTAAAAGGGTTATGTAAATCTCCCTCTCCCACGGTAACATATTTTCTAATTCACTCAATGAATATTTATGATGTTGCATCAGAGCAAAATTAGTTTCATAATAGTTTTCTAAACTATCGTGTGAGAGGGCTATCCGAAAAAATCGGCCAGACCTTTCAGTGTAACTTCACTCTCCACCTTGGTTTTTGAGTTGGTTACTTTAATTTTCTGCTCTAATCTAGGCATAGTTTCAAAGAAACTCTGTATTTTTCTCATCTGTTCACCAGATAAGTTATTTACAAAGTCATCTAATTCTTTTTTATCTGTATCTTTAGCCATATGTACCTTGTCACCCTCGTAAATTTGTTCTATAGAGTTTACAATTAACTCGTACATTTGTGCTAGTTTTACATCACCTGTTAGAATACCAGTGTTGATAATCTTTAGTGACGGATACTTTAATAATATACCTAGTTTTCTGTCTTCATCTAAAACTATATTGTTACTATGGTCGTCTTCAACATACACCTCAACCTTAGATAAGTCAACTTCTACTTTTTCATAGGTTTTCTTGTCGTCTGGACACAACACTTTAATTTTAGAAATTTCACCTACAGACTTAGCTCTTATTTGTAAAAAGATATACTCTAAATCAAACATAGGGTAGTCTTCAGGATTAATTTCGTTAAATGTACATGACTTGACTATATTCTTTACTGCTTCAAGCATGTCTTCTGGTTTTTGTGTTTCAAGTGCCATTAGTAAAATCTTTTCTTCTTTTACAAGAAATGGTCTGTACTTGATTTTCTTTTGTTGAGATGGTAAAGTCAACTCATATTGTGCTACATTAGCTATTGGTAATGCCATTATTTACTCCTTCAATATTATAAGAATGGTGGGAATACTTTGCCTCCAAACACCGCTCCAATTGGGACTCTTTGCTTGATAACGTTTACAGCGTCCCTACCTGCTCGTCTTATTTCTGGTGGTAATTTACTTAATATATTACCTAGGAATCCTCTGTTACCTTGTTTAACAGTAGGCACCTTAAATCCACCACCAATTGTATAATTTTTTACCTGATCTAGTGATAAATTTTGCCAATTTCTAAATTGAAATGTGATTGATATTTTTTGTATATCTGAATTGCCATAATCAAATGGTACTGCTAGTATGGATTTAGGATATGCTTCAAACAGTTCTACACCGTAAGATATTCTATCTCTAAAAGCGTCACCAGCAAAAGCACCTAATTGGTATATTCTAATACCACCAACATACTCATCATAAAAATGCATATTGTGTGTGGCCTGATCCATAATAGAGTTTTGCCACATTTCAAAAAATGTTCTTTGTCTTAAATACTTGTCAGCATAAAATGATAATGTTACTTCGCCATTAAAACTGTAAGCGTAAGCAACTTCTCTTTTAGGCCCATATGTTTGAAAAGGTTTTGTATCTACGTTTCTGCCAGGCATTTCTAAACTATAACAAAATGCTCTTAAACCTCTTCTTAATTCGTTCTCTGACTGTAGTTCGCCAGGCCTTGTTGATCTACTAATTTCTTCTTCAAAAACAAACTGATCTTGTGAACCTGGAGGGCCTGCTGGGCCTGTTGATATTTCATTTATACCTTTTGGTAAAATGAAGTCAACTAAAAATCTGTTTGGTCTAGCAAAGCCTTCACCCTCGGCAATCTTACCTATAAATCTACCCATTGTAGATTCAGGATTACCACCTGCTCTTTGTTTTAATCTAGGATCACCTAATACATTTTGTAGTGACTTATCTCTAGGTATACCAACTCTTATGTCAAAGTTACCTATTCTACGACCACCTCTTAATATTGCCATTAGATCATTCTCCTACTGTCTGACCACACTTTACTTGTGCCTGCCTTTTTAAATTGTTGTACTGGTAAGTAAGCTGCCAATACTGCCTCGTCAAAATCTATTCTTAAAAAACGAGATTGAACATGATTGTAAAGATATTTTTTAATTGTTGGTCTTACTAGGCCAATCTTCTTTACATCATCATAGTTAGCGTCAAATCTTGTCATTCTGTCAAAACCACCTGTAGAAAACTTTTGCATTCTCTCTAGTAATTTAAATCTTAACATGTAGGGCAAGTAGTGAAAGTTCATACCCATAAAACCACCTTTAATTGATTCCAAAGGTAATACTAACGGAAACGTATCATAGTAAGGTAATTTCTTCTTACCTTTAGGGTCATAGAAAAACATGTTTAATCTACCACCACTAGGTGAGCCTATTAACCTGCCTTGATTCATCAACTTTCTGGCTGTAAATTTATCAGCCATTGATTGAACATTATTTCTATACCAATTTGCCGACTTCTTTATGCCACCTTGTTTATCTACTAGCGGATCTAGGATACTTGCCATAACTATATTTATACGCTAAAAATACAAAAGAGGCCGTTATTTCTAACGGCCCCTTAAAGCTTTCAGTTTAGAGAGAGATAGATTACTCTTCCTCAGCTAATTTACTAAAGTATGACAAAGTATCATCTTCGCCATTATCAGTAGCTGTTGAAGAAGCAACAACTGTTTCGCTTTTCACTGGTCTCGTAGCTTGAGGCGGGAGGTTTGCATTTTCTACGGTACTAGCGTTTCTATCGCCTGTAATTACCCTATTCAGTTTCTCTTTGAGTTCATCATAGGTTTTAAAATTACTAAGGTCTAAGAAAGGTTTTAGAGCGTGTTGTTTAGACCAAACTTCTTTGATCTTGTCATCACTTTCAGCAAGTGGTGATACACCCTCAAACTCGGATTTATCATAGTTCCAATAACCATCAACTTTTCTAATTTTTAGTTTAAAGTTAGCACCTTTCCAAAAATCAAATGGGTTGATTGGACTTTCATCTTCAAAAGCCGGTTGCATTGACTCTGTGATCTTGTCAAATATCTTTTTACCAAACTTGAATAAGAATACTTTACCCTCATTCTCTGGATGTTTTGGATCAGATACAATCATAATGTTAGAGTAGTAAGATAATTTTCTTTTTCTCTTTCTAGCAATATCTTTATCACTGTCTAAACCAGTATTCCATAATCTACTGTTCTCCTCTGACACAGGATCTTTTTGACCTAGTGTTGTTAGAGAGTTCTCAATAAACCAGCCACCTTTGTCTTGGAAGGCATGTGACCATATTCTCTGCCAAGGTAAGTCTTCACCCTCAACAGCAGGTAGAAATCTAAGAACAGCATAGCCATTACCAGTTTTGTCTAACTCTGGTTTCCAAAATCTATCGTCTTGGTATTTGTTTTTATTTGATTGATCTTCTGGAGCAAGGTTTTGCTCTAGTGCTTTTGTTAACTTGTCAAAATTGCTTGACGAGCTTTTTAATGTTTCGAAATCCATATTATTCTCCTTGTATGTGTATTCGTATATTGTATTTGTATTGTCTGTTTAATCGACATGTTTATTTATAAGACTTTCTCGTTGTTTTACCCACTTTTTTAAGCCTGCCTTTTTAGTATCTTCGTCCCAGCATTCTTTAGGTAGAGACCTTGTCTTTCTAAATTTTTTGTACTTTTCACACCATCTTATTATAGCGTCTAAAGTTTTATAAACTAAACTATCAAACATATGTCTAATATAACACACTACGCTGTAAAAGTCAATGCTCATTTGATTTTAAATTTCTTTTGGAAGTCTGCCATATTCATATACTCCAGATTGGTTACAGTACCGTCCCACTCTAATGGTGGAGAGTTCACAGCATTTGGTGTATTCAAGTCTGGATTTACCTTTATAAACTTCACTCTCTGGTTTTTGTTCTTACCATTGAAGTCCCAAAATGTCTGTTTCCATTGTGTCACCCAATTGACACTAGGTGTTGGTGTACTTTTTGCCAAAGCATAATTAGGTGTGCCTTTGTACATATTGTTTAATAGATTAGTATGGCTATTTAAATCGTGGCCTACCAAATATACTTCTTCAGGTTGTTCTCTTGTACAAGCAATATAGGCTGATGTAGGACCACATGCCCAGCCATGGTCTTTTGTTTCATGTAGTATATCATTTATACAATTAGACTTGTCGTTGTCTTTACACCATGATACTTTAATTGTTTTCTGTTGTATGTGTTTTCTTTGATGAGATTTATCTTTTTTAATTA